CTCTTTAGTAAAAAGATAAATATAATACAACTTTAAAAGTTAAGGAACTTATAAAATGGACTTTAAATCACTCATCAGCAAACTAGACAGCATGGAAGCACGTCCACAGACCCCTGCTGCTCCACAACTAGACAAAGCTGTTCAACTAAACGAAGATGCACAATTACGTGTACTCAGTGGTCGTTCTACTTACGTTTCAGAAGCTAAGAAAAAGGCTGAAGAAGACATTAAAGAAGCAGACGACATGAAAGTTGGCGAAAAAAAGCCAAGTTCCACAGGTGGCACTATCGAAAAGACAGCTACTGGCATTAAACATACAGCTGGTAAGAACTACAGCGGTAAGGCTGCTGAGAAAGAAGAAAAGTCAAAGAAAGACGAAAGCATTGAGCCAGTGTTCAAAAGCAAATTCATGAAGATGGTAGAAGCAGCCAAAGATCAAAGCGAATCCGAAAAGGCCGAGGCCAAAGAGAAGTTAAAAAAGAAGAAAGAGAAGATGGCCAAGATCATGGACGAAGGCAAAAAGCCGGATGACGATAACGATGGTGTTCCAGATTGGGCCGATGAGAAAAAAGGTGAAGATGACAACGCTGGCAAGAAACCAGCTGGCAAGAAGGGCATGAGTGCTGCACAAGCCAAATACTTTGGTAAGAAAGAGTCAGTTAAAGAAACTGCTGAAATGAAAACCGGTGACAAGAAAGCATCGTCTACAGGTGGCACAATTGAAAAAACCAAAACAGGGTTGAAGCACACAGCTGGTAAGAACTACAGCGGTAAGGCAGCAGAAGCTGACAAAAAGAAAACTGACGAAAGCAAGATGATGCCAAAAGGCAAAAAGCGTCCTGTTAAAGAGTCAATTGAAAACATTCTATCGTTCAAAGACATGATCAAACTTGTTCAAGAAAGTGGCGGTCAACAACAAATTGATGCAGTTGATCAAGAGTTGTTTGCATGGGCGCAACGTGTTGCTAGACAAAAGATTGGTGAAGGCATAAAAGCTGATGTATATGCAGGCATGGTATACGAGCGCATGGGTGGCGTATTTGAAATGTACGATGTACTAAGCGAAGACCAAAAGTAATTTAACCAATTACTAATAAAAAGCCAGTTATGTATTGACTGGCTTTTTTTATGGCTGTATAATAGTACTATTAAGGAGATATCTATGTCAACAAGAATGTACGGTCCAGAAGAGAAAGCAAAATTAGAGCGGCTGATCAATGAAGGGTCTAATGTAATTCGAGAAATTGAAGACCTATCAGAAGGCCTAAAAGAAACTGTTAAGGCAGTTGCAGAAGAACTACAAATCAAACCCAGTATCATCAACAAGGCAATCAAGATTGCACACAAAGACAATTGGAAAGACCACGAGCAAGAATGGAATGATATCGAAATGATCCTCGGTGTCACTAAACGTCTACCAGAATGATTGACACAATTTTTGCACCCACTATACAATGGATAAGAGATGACTTTAAGTCTAACAGAATTCGCTTTTGCATTGAGTTGTTTGCTTGGGCTATTAGTATTGGCTGCTCCATTGTTATGGCGCTTACCGTACCCAACCCTCCGCTTCTTGCTCTTTATCCCGTATGGATCCTTGGTTGTGCTCTTTATGCTTGGGCTAGTTGGACTAGGAAATCTTTTGGCATGCTCGCTAACTATATTTTGTTAACAACCATAGATACCGTTGGTCTCATCAGGATGTTATAAATAATGCTAGATGGCAGGCGTGGCCACAATCCGCACATTGGTATTTGCAAGCCCTAAATTGCATAGGAGAAAAATTTGAGTTATGTAGACGCTTTCTATAATAGAGAGCAGGATATGATTCACGTGGTTGAACGTGATGACAAAGGTAATAGACATTACAAAGAATATCCTGCTAGACATATTTTTTATTACCCGGATGCCAAGGGTAAATTCACAAGTATTTTTGGACAACCTCTTTCACGAGTGAGTTCTAAAAATGTCAAAGAACATCGCAAAGAATTGGCAATTCATTCAAACAAAAAACTGTTTGAAAGCGATATCAATCCAATCTATCGCTGTCTAGAAGATCATTATCTAAACGTCGACGCACCCAAGCTAAACGTAGCATGGTTCGACATTGAGGTAGACTTTGATCCAGAACGTGGCTATGCTTCGCCAGAAGATGCATTTATGCCAATTACTGCGATTGCTGTCTACCTACAATGGATGCAGACTATGGTGTGTTTGGCAATTCCTCCTAAAACTATCAGTATGGAAGAAGCTAAACGTCAGGTTGAGGAATTCCCCAACACCATGCTGTTTGATAACGAAGCAGACATGCTAGACACGTTCTTAGATCTAATTCAAGATGCAGACGTACTAAGTGGTTGGAATTCAGAAGGCTTTGATATTCCCTATACTGTTAATCGTGTGACCAAAGTTCTCAGCAAGGAAGACACCCGCAGATTTTGTTTATGGGATCAATTTCCCAAGAAGCGTGAATATGAAAAGTACGGCAAAGCCGCTGTCACATACGACCTTATTGGTCGTGTACATTTGGACAGTCTTGAACTGTATCGCAAATATACATACGAAGAACGCCATACCTATCGACTGGACGCTATTGGTGAAATGGAGATTGGTGAAAACAAAACAGTCTACGAAGGCACACTAGATCAATTGTACAACAACGATTTCCGTAGATTTATCGAATACAACAGACAAGACTGTCTGTTGTTGGAAAAACTGGATAAGAAACTAAAGTTCTTGGATCTTGCCAATACACTGGCACATGAATGTACTGTGTTGTTGCAGACCACCATGGGTGCTGTGGCAGTGACTGAACAGGCCATTATTAATGAGGCTCACAAGCGTGGATTCATTGTGCCCAACAGAGTATCCCGAGAAGAAGGTTTCAGTAATCAAGCTGCTGGTGCGTATGTTGCTTATCCAAAGAAAGGCATTCACGAATGGATTGGCTCACTGGATATTAACTCACTGTATCCTTCGGCGATTCGTGCATTGAACATGGGTCCGGAAACTATTGTTGGACAGTTGCGTCAAGATGGAACCAAAGACTTTATTGCTGCTGAAATTGCCAAAGGTAAAAGTTTTGCATCAGCTTGGGAAGGTGTGTTTGGCAGTTTAGAATATGCTGCCGTGATGGAGAAAAATGTTGGACGTGAAATTATCATCGACTGGGAAGACGGCGGTGTCGATACACTAAGTGCTGCACAGGCCTATGATTTGATTTTTGACAGCAATCAACCCTGGATGGTTTCAGCTAACGGCACTATTTTTAGTTATGAAAAAGAAGGCATCATCCCTGGCTTACTAAAGCGTTGGTATGCTGAACGTAAAGAAATGCAGGCTAAACTCAAGGACTGTATTGCAGCCGGCAACAAGATTGAAGAAGAATACTGGGACAAACGTCAGTTGGTCAAGAAGATTAACTTGAACAGTTTATACGGTGCTATTTTGAATCCAGGTTGCCGCTTCTTTGATAACCGCATTGGACAATCAACTACACTAACTGGTCGTGCTATTGCCAAACATATGGCAGGTAAGGTAAATGAGATTATCACCGGAACCAATGATCACACAGGCAAAGCTATCATTTATGGTGACACTGACTCATGTTATTTTTCAGCCTTCACTACTCTAAAGAAAGAAATTGATCAAGGTTCACTTCCTTGGACCAAAGAAAGTGTTGTTGACCTTTATGACACCATCGGTGAAGAAGTAAACTCAACATTTCCCAAGTTCATGCAAGATGCTTTCCACTGTCCCAAGACTCGCGGTGAAGTTATCAAAGCAGGACGAGAGATTGTTGCCAGTCGTGGGTTATTCATTACCAAGAAACGCTATGCTGTTCTTTACTATGATAAAGAAGGCAAACGTGCAGACGTGGATGGCAAGCCAGGTAAGATTAAGGCCATGGGGTTGGACTTGAAACGATCAGATACTCCTGTGGTAATCCAAGACTTTTTAAGTGAGGTATTGACCAAGGTCCTAAATAATGGTACCAAAGAAGATGTACTAGAGTACATTACCAGCTTTCGTACCGAGTTCAAGGTTAGGCCGGGTTGGGAAAAAGGATCACCTAAACGTGCCAATAACATTTCACAATATCGCGACAAAGAAAAGAAAGCAGGCAAGACCAATATGCCTGGACATGTTCGAGCAAGTCTTAACTGGAACACTTTGAAACGTATGATGGATGACAAATATTCAATGGCTATTACAGACGGTGCTAAAGTGATTGTCTGTAAAGTCAAAGATAATCCAATGGGGTATACATCAGTTGCCTACCCTGTAGATGAACTTAGACTGCCCCAGTGGTTTAAGGACTTGCCTTTCAACGATGCTGAAATGGAAAATGCAGTTATCGATGAAAAGTTAGAAAACTTGATTGGTGTCTTGGAATGGGACATCAGTTCAACTCGCAGTGATAATACATTCGCAAAATTGTTTGACTTTGAGTAAATTGCGGTTGCTTTTTACTCTAGATCTAAATATAATCTTAATATACAGGAGAACTTTCAATGAAAGATATTTTACAAGACATCGTGTCACATACACAAAACCTAGGCTTCTTGACCACAGTTAAAGTCACAGGCACAGAAAAAGGTACAACAATTAACTCTATGGCCGATGACCGTTCAGTTATTATGGAGGCAGAAACTGCTGCGCCATATCCAGACATGATTGGCGTGTTTGGTATGCCGCAACTAAACAAGCTCAAGTATCTTGTTGATGGTTCAGAGTACAAAGAAAACGCAAAGATTTCTATCACCACCGCAGATCGCAACGGAGAAACTATTCCAGTTGGCATCCACTTTGAAAACAAAGACGGTGACTTCAAGAACGACTATCGTTTTATGAACACTGAAGTTATCAATGAAAAGATGAAGACTGTCAAGTTCCGTGGCGTCAAGTGGGATGTAGAAATTGAGCCTACTGTTTCAGCAGTACAGCGTTTTAACTTCCAAGCAGGCGCTCACAGCGAGCATCCAACATTCTTAGCAAAAACTGATAATGGCAACTTAAAGTTTATCTTTGGTGACGCATCAACACATGCAGGCGAGTTTATTTTTGCAATGGGTGTTGACGGCAAATTAGATCGTGGTTGGACTTGGCCAGTTATGCCAATCTTGAGCATTCTTAAGATTGCAGATGTAAACAATACAAAGATGTCGTTATCAAATGAAGGTGCTATTCAGATCACTCTAGATAGCGGCCTTGCTACTTACAAATATATTATTCCAGCACAAGCTGCCTAAATATGATCAAAGGTCTACAAGGAATTAGTGGCGTATTGGTGACTGGTGGCAACACCAGCTTGCCGTATGTTGGTCCAAACTCTAACAACCCGATGACTGGTATACTACGTATTCACGGTACCGAGATAGAAGTGTTTAACGGATCCAATTGGCAAATGCTATCTACTAGCTATGCCACTGTGGGCCTTGATCAGGATGTGCTAGATATAGTACAATGGGCACGTAAGCAACGCGACGAAGAAATGGCATGGAAGAGCTTGGCAAAAGATAACGAGGCTGTTAAAATAGCATTAGACAATCTAGAACAGGCAAGACAACAATTAGACATAACAGCAAAATTAGCGAGAGAATATGAGCAAACAACCAGTTGATTTAACACCCCTACAGAAAGACTACGCAGTCTATTTGCCTGCAATTAGTTCTTTTTACAGCACCTATGTTGCTAAACAGCGACTAGAAGAATTTGTACCTACAGATCGAATTCCTAAAGGATTTGATCGTGGCATTGAAGGCATGAACTTTTTAAATCCCGAAGAAGGATATTTTACATACAAGTATGGTCTTTACTCTGCAGGTCACGCACAGTTAGATCTAGTAAAGAGTATGACGCAGGAGTCAATGATCCAACAACGTGATCGCGGGAATACAATGATTCTGGGAGACTCCGGCGGATACCAAATTGGTAAGGGCGTTCTTAAGTTTGACTGGCTAGACTTTGAAGGTCCTGCTGCTACTAAGACTCGTCAGAGTATCTTAGAGTGGCTTGAACTAACTGCTGACTGGTCTATGATGCTGGACGTTCCAACTTGGGCATGTGATCACATCCATAGTCCAAAGACTGGATTGAAAACATTTGAAGATTGTTTAGAAAAGACACGCTACAATAACACATACTTCTTGGAAAACCGTTTAGGACAAACTAAATTCCTAAATGTTTTACAAGGCTCAAGCTGGGAGACAGCACAGGCATGGTACGAAGGTGTAAAAGAATTTAGCGACAAGAATGTCTGGGGTGATAAAGCCGCAGAAGGATGGGCGATGGGCGGCAAGAACATGTGCGACATGGAAATTGCACTACGTCGAATCATTATTCTAAGAGATGAAGGTTTGCTGGAAGGCAAGGATTGGATGCACTTCTTGGGTACAGCACAACTGGATTGGTCTTGCTATTTAACTTCTATTCAACGTCAAGTAAGGAAACACATCAATGAAAACTTTACCATCTCTTTTGATTGCGCCTCACCGTTTATCGCAACAGCACACGGACTTGTCTACACAAACGCACAGCACACAAACAAGCGGTGGTCAGTCATCATGGACAAGGCGCCAGACAACAAAGCCATTAGCCAGAATTTTGACATCCCGTTCCCGTTTGAATCAGAAATTGGACGACGTTTAACACAAGGTGACTTGTGCTGGTATAAGCCAGGCATGCTGAACAAGATTAACAAAGAAGGTAAGACTAGTTGGGATAGCTTTAGTTATGCATTATATATGGCGCACAATGTCTATTGCCATATTGCCGCGGTACAGAGAGCAAACCAATTAATGGATATCGAAACATCTCGATTCAAACCTGACTGGCGCATGTGGAAAAAAGTCAAAGGCGGCGACATGAGTGACGAATACAGCGACTGGGTTCCACGCAATATTCTATACTTTGATCGATTCGTAGAAGAACTATTTGTATCCGAAAATCCAATGCAGATGATAGACGATGCAAAATCAATGCTGGCAGGTATGAGAGGCATGCGTCAGCGAGGTGGCAACGCTGACAACAACTTTAGTAATCTTTTTGATTCTGAAGAAGTTGTTCTAGATAAATCAGTAGAATCTACATTTGCTATGCCAATGCTAAATGAAGATAAACTAGACCAGTTAGAAGTTGATTTCTTAGAAATGGCTGAAAAATGAGATCGTTGTCCCGCAATCAAGCACCCATGTGTAGTCTATCGGG